GCATATGAACGTATTGGTATGCAGGGTGTTTCTGGCTATCAATTAAAAACTGCTAAACGATCTTTAAACATTTTATTTTCTGAATGGGGTAATAGAGGACTTCAATTTTGGGAAGTAAAAAATCAAAACGTTACATTAGTAGATGGACAAGCGGTATATACTTTTTATCGTTCACCTTCTGATGGCACTTCTTCTGGTATTTCAACTACATTATCTGCAGGAATAAATACAAGCGTTACTACAATTGGGGTTGCTTCAGTTACAGGTCTGCCAACAACTGGTGGAATAATTATTATTGGAACTGAACAAATTACTTACACAGGTATTTCTTCATTAAATTTAACTGGATGTGTTAGAGGTGTTAATGGGAGTACCGCTGCAACTCATACTACTGGTGATGCAGTTTTACAATTTCCTATTGGAATGACAGACATTCAAGAAGCAAACTATAGAGTTAAATCTACAAATGTAGATACACCTATGACAAAAATTAGTAGATCACAATATCAAGGATTTTCAAATAAAACATCAGAAGGACTACCTACTCAATATTGGGTTCAAAGATTTATAGACAAAGTTACTATGACTTTATATTTAACTCCAGGTGCATCTCAAGATGGAAACTATATTAATTTTTATTATACAAAAAGAATTGATGATGTGGGTGCTTACACTAATGCAACAGACGTACCGTACAGATTTGTACCATGTATGATTGCTGGTTTATCTTATTATTTAGCTGTAAAATATGCTCCACAAAGAGTTCAAGAATTAAAAATGTTGTATGAAGATGAATTATTAAGAGCAGAAGATGAAGATGGTTCTTCTAATTCTACATACATTTCACCTAAAATTTATTACCCAGGTATTGGTTAATGACTACTTTTTCGCAAGGTAAATATGCTTTAGCTATTTCAGATAGATCAGGCATGGCTTTTCCATATAATGAAATGGTTAGAGAATGGAATGGTGCCCTGGTCCATGTTTCAGAGTACGAGCCTAAACAACCACAATTAGATCCTAAACCAACAAGTGCAGATCCACAAGCTTTACAAAGAGCTAGGACTGCAAGAACAGAATTTCCAACAGAAGATTTTTTACCAGAAAACCCTATTACAACTACAGCTGCAGATGCAACAGTTTCTGTTTCTTTTCCAAATGGTGCTATGCAAGTAAATGATTTTGTTAGATTAAGAAATGTTAAATCCCCAGTAGGTGGTGTTGCAATAACTACTTTACAATTATCTACAACTTTAAATGGTGCAATTACAGCTTCAGCTACTACAATTACTTTAGCTGATGCATCAGCATTTCCAACATCAGGTTTTGTTGTAATAGAAAAAGTAAATAGCACAACAGGATTTTATGAAAATGAAGTTATTGAGTACACTGGAAAATCTTCAAACGATTTAACTGGATGTACTAGAGGAACAAGCGCTCCTTACAGAGGAGTAAGTCCTGTAAATACAACTGCAAGCTCACATGCAACTGGAGCAAAAGTTTTTGGAGCTTATAAAATATCTTTTCTTGAAGAAACAGTAGCACCCGCTGGATATAATGATAGCACTGGTAATCCTGCTTATACAACAACCCAAGTAGGTTTCGGTTTTGAACTTGTTAGTAATGCTAGTAGTGCAGAAACAGGAGGCGGTTTTCAGTGTACAATTGGACCGATAAATGATAGGGCTTAATTATGTCAGGAGTTAAAAAATACGATTACAGCACATTAACTGCAGCGATAAGAAGTTATACTGAAGTAGATGATAGTGTTTTTACACAAGCAATCATCGATGAATTTATAATGGCAGCTGAATTTAGGATTTATCAAGAACTTCCTATGGACTCTCAAAGATTTGTTCAAGAAGGTACATTAGCCGCTGATGATAATACAATTAATTCACCAGCTGGAGCTTTATTTATAAGAGGTGTTGAAGTATTTAACTCTACTGCTAACACACAAGGTAATGGAACGTGGTTAGAGAAAAAAGATCAAACATATTTATCAGAATACGTAGATAGATTAACAGGACCAGAAGGAGACCGTACAGCTCAAGATGTAACAGGTTTTCCTAAATATTATGCAATGTTTGGTGGTGCGGATAATACTACAGATACTTCATCAGGAGGAATGTATCTAGCTCCTACACCTGATGCTAATTACAAATTTAGAATATACTATAACAAAATGCCAAATGGACTTGGATCTGGTACCGGTTTTAATAACAATACATATCTAAGCACATATTTCCCACAGGGTCTATTATATGCATGTCTAGTAGAGGCTTATGGATTTTTAAAAGGTCCAGTTGATATGTTGACATACTATGAAAATAGATATAAAAATGCAATACAACAGTTTGCAGGAATGCAGCTTGGAAGACGAAGAAGAGACGATTACACTGACGGCACTGTTAGAATACAAGTTAAATCTCCGTCTCCGTAACAAGGAGTAAAAAATTATGGCAATATCATCAGCGATTTGTAACAGCTTTAAACAAGAAATTTTAGTTGGAACTCACAACTTTACTGCATCATCTGGAGATAGTTTTAAACTAGCAATGTACACAAGTTCAGCATCTTTAGGTGCAGGTACAACAGCTTATAGCACATCAAATGAAATTTCAAATACATCTGGTTCAGCTTACACAGCTGGTGGAAAAGCACTTACAAGTGTTACTCCTGTTTTGGATGGTTCAACAGCAGTTTGTGATTTTGCAGATATTAGTTTTACTTCTGCTTCATTTACAGCAAACGGATGTTTAATATATAACGACGATCAATCAGACAAAGCAGTTTGTGTAGTAGCGTTCGGTGGAGATAAAACTGTATCCAGCGGAACTTTTACAATTCAATTTCCCGCAGCAGCAGCTTCAACAGCTATAGTTCGTATAGCATAAGGAGTAAATCCTTATGGCTAATACTTGGAACGAATCCGGTACTACCTGGGGTACAAATCGTTGGGGTACAACCAACGCAATTACTCAAGGATGGGGTGCTGATGCTTGGAGTAGCGGTGGTTCATGGGGACAAGCTAATGATGAGTTAGTTCCTTTAACAGGATTATCAGCAACATCAGCAATAGGATCAATTACAGTAGAACAAAAACCTGGTTGGGGTACGTTAGACTGGGGTGAAAATGGTTGGGGTACTGTTGAGTCAGCAGTAGTTAATTTAACTGCTCCTAGTGCAATGACTTCTAGTGTAGGAGCGATAACTCCTGCAGACGTAGTTGGATTAACTGGTCAAGAAGCAACAAGTTCTGTTGGAGAATTTACGTTTATTTTATCTCCGACAATTACACTAGCAGGTCAAGCAGCAACTGTTTCTGAAGGTCAATTAGATATAAATAATGGCGCAGATCATACTCAAGGTTTAACAACTTTAGTTGGAACAACTGCAGTTGGTTCTATAACTGTGGGAATAGGTGTTGATTTAACTGGGGTTGAAGCAACTTCTTCTGTAGGTGAACTTACAACAAGTGACGCACAAGTATTTACATTAACTGGTGTAGGAGCCACTTCTTCTGTAGGATCTATTGTAGTTGGAATAGGAGTTCCTTTAACAGGAGTTTCTGCAACGGTTTCTGTAGGTGCAATTTCACCGGCAGACGTTATGGGATTAACTGGAGTAGAGGCAGTTTCTAGTGTAGGAAATGTTGCTCCATTAGGATATGGAGATGTTGATATTACTGGAAATACAAGTTATAATGCTGTTGACGTTACAGGCGAAACATCGTATACAGACGTAACACACGCAGCATAGGAGAACAAAATTATGGCTTCAACATACACACCTCTTGGTGTAGAACTAATGGCAACTGGTGAAAACGCCGGTACATGGGGAACAAAAACTAATACAAATTTACAAATTTTTGAACAGATTACGGGTGGATTTACAACACAATCAATAGCTGGTGGTGCACAAACTACAGATTTATCTGTAACAGATGGTGGAACAGGGGCAGCTCTTGCTCACAGAATGATAGAGTTTACAGGTACAATCACAGGAAATCAAATCGTAACAATACCTTTAGATGTTCAAACTTTTTATTTTTTAAGAAATTCAACTTCAGGGGCTTATACTGTTCAGTTTAAATATATAACTGGTTCAGGAGACAGCTTTACTTTTGGAGCTACTGATAAAGGTGACGCTCTTATATTTGCAACTGCAAATGATGGAACAAACCCAGATATAGATACATTACCTGCTGGAGATGTAACTTTAACAGGAACACAGACTTTAACTAACAAAACATTAAC